TTAGAACAACCGGCTGCCGGTGGAGACGGCTTTCACGCCGAAGACAAAGCCTGCGACCATGCGAACGGTGCTCCAGAACTCCGGTCCCTGGACAAAGCCCTGAGCTTGGGTGACGATCTTGCCGCCGCCGAAGGTGATCAGGCCCCAGAGCATGGAGAACGGCTCTTCGTTGCTGACGATCTGGGTGGGCATGTCCATCCAACCGGCGATGAACGGCAGCAGAAAAGCCGCCACGATCACGATGATGGCCAGTGTCGCCGTGAGCCAGGGCTGAGTGCGCTTGGCGGCGGCATTGGCGTTCGCGTTGTTCAGCTCCGCGTTCTTGCGGGCCTGTTCGTTATTGGAAATCGCCACATCGCGTAGCGTGGTGATGAAGCCCTGTCCGAGCTTGAAGACTTCCGAAACTCCCTGAAAGAGTCCGCCTGCGACGGCGCTTGCCGCCATTTCCGTGATGACCGGGTCCATAATGATCCTTGGGTTGAGGTTACTCTTACGTGGGATTGTCAACCAGAGGCTCGGGGATCTCCAGCGGCAGGACAGGCGCGGTGGCGATGTCCTGTTCCTTGGCGATCGTGTAAGAGGTGCTTTTGAAGTAATGGGAGCTGTCCTGCTGGAAGGCGTCCTTGCGCAGCACATGCAGGTGTTCACGCCGAATGAGAAACGCCCGCTCCCCCACTTCGTGGTCCACGGCCAGCGTACCAAAGCGTCCGCGTCGCAAGTTGGATAGGGACACGGTGCCGTCCGCGCCCACCACGTAGCCTTCCACGGAAAGGATTTCGTCACCGAGGAACATGAGCACGGTGTCGGCGTCGGCCTGTGACGGCGTCTGGGTGGCCAACGTGGCCCGGTCAACGGCGTGCGCGTCGATCACGGCATCTGCCCCGTCTTCGAGAAGATCGGCCGTCAGCGTGCCGGTGACAGCAAAGAACCGAGCCTGTGAGAGGAAGGCATAGTTGAGGTCATCGGTGGAATGAAAAACGTTGTAGCCCGTGATGAGGCTGTGCGCCCGCACGCCGAGATGGGCCAGTGCCATCTCGGGCTCAGCCACACCGGATAACTCGACGGGCAAGACGAATACAGCCTCGAAGGGCATCGGGTCGGCATCGTAGGTCGGCTGCTCGGGCGGCGTGTAGGGAGCGGGCGTGACGCCGGAGACTTGGTTGGCCACATCGAGCACGAACTGAAGTTCCAGTTCGGCGTCGTCGCTTCGTCGGTGGGCAATGCCTGTCACTCGGCAGTTGAGCAGGTAGTTTGCCTGCGGGAAGGGACGGAGCCGTATCGGGTCGCCGGGGTTGAGCCCGATACCCTTCGAATAATGCACCATCACCTTGCCGCCTACCTCGGGCAGCGCGGCCCGGCGTCCCGCCTTGGACACCTGGGCGTTGGCGACGCTTTGCCGGGTGATCCAGCGTCGCTGGAACGTGACCGGCTCCTGCGTGCCGTTGAGCGCGTGGGCGGCGGCATCGTGGTGGATGGCGACCGACTCCTTAAACTCGCGGTCCCGGTCGGTATAGACGAGCCGGGTCTCGCTACTAACCTGGCTGAAAGCGTCGCTGTCGATCTCGGGGAAATCGGTCTGGTCGGCGGTATCAATGATCAGGGCGTCGGTAAAATCCACCGGCAGCGAGGCCGAGCCGAAGCGGTACTTGCCGTTTTTCTGGTAGAGGAAACCGTCGAAGTAGCCGAGCATCTCTGCAAGGGATTGCGGGAGCGATTGGGCGTTGTTGATGAGCGGCGAAATCCCCATGTCGGCCTCCACGAGTTTGGCGGATGTTTCTTCCCCACTGCCGTCAAAGTCGGACAGGTAGATGCCCAGTCCGTAGCGGGGATGGGTGGCCAATTCGATAGCGGCATGAATCGGGCACACGTCCCCGGAAAGCTCCGGGTTGGTGTAACCGGGAATAACCGTGCGACGTGAAACGACAAACTCGACCTGCGGGGCGGATGTGCGGTCGCGCCCAAAAATCAAGGGGTCAAAAACGACGTAGCACTGCCCCCGGTAAGCCGGATGGCCCAGCGGCTCCAGCAGCGAGTCGGCCAACTGACTATCGCTGCCCCAATAGAACCGGGCCTGCCCGTAATTGGGCAGCGTGATGAACGCGAACTGCCCGGCCACAGCCGTAAGGGGGCCTTCCCAGACCTTCACGGTGTCGATGTAGATGGCGTGGAGGGTATCGACCGGCCCGCTGCAAATCGCCCCGGCGAGCGCCGCCTGATAGGTGTAGCCCACGGTGGTGGTGGACGTGCTGTCCTTGCCGCTCTGGTAGGTGGTGGTGATGGGGATGGCCTGCGGGTTGATGGCGGGCGATATCCACGTCAGGCTGAGGCGCACGGTGCCCGCCACCCACGGCAGCGGTCGGGCCTCCTCGTTGGTGGCGACGCGCTCGGCCTGAACGTTGGTCAGGCTCTGGACCGGCGCAGCTACCGCCTGCGTGCTGCGAAAGAGAAAGCTCATGATTCCATCAGGCGGTAAACGGCATCCCGACGCCGGGCATAGGTCGGATCGTCCAACTGGCCAAACGTGGTTCCCAGCCCGCGTATCGAATGGATGAATACAGGCGGCGTAACCAGCATCCCGAGATGATGCGGGGCACGGCCCATGATGAACGTCACCAGATCGCCGGGCATAAGGCGCGTGCCATCATCCAATCGAACACAGTCGGGAATGCTTTCCAGATACTCCCGAAGTTGCGAATCCTCCCGGTGGGCGGTGGCGTCCAGCGTGTAGCGGGGCGGCTTCAACTCGTGGGGAAAACCGCAGGCGGTGGCCAGTTGATGCACCAGGTGGACGCAATCGCAGCCGCCCTGGCACACGCCTTGGAACGGCACAAAGGGCGTGCCGATCCAACGCCGGGCTTCCGTGTCCAACATTTTTACTCTTTCAGGATTTTTAAAGAAGGGTCTCATCGTTATAAAAGGGGGCAGCGAGCAACGCGAGCGATGGGGCACCGCCCCATCACGGTGCGTGAGCACCGAGGATCATAAGGCTCTGCCTTATTTCTTGCCGCCGCCGGAAGCGGGGGTGGCGAGGGACATGGCCTTGAGAGTCGGGTTTTCGTAGGGGATGAAGGGGTGGCCGCCGTAATTGACGAAGTTGTCAAAGCGCTGCTTGCAGGAATCGGGGGTTCGGTCGCAACCGGGCCAGGCCGAACAAGAGTCCCCGGTTTGTGAAATGCGCAGGGAAGCGTTCAGGTAGAGCCGATGGCGGGTCGCGGAGAGGATTTCGGCGTAGCGGATGGTGCGGACTTCGACCTGCGGGGCGGTGCCGATTTCGATATAGCCGCCCGCCAGCCAGTCGGCGGCTTTGTCCGCGAGGGAGGCGGACTCGAAATCGATACTGCCGCCGTCCGTGTCTATAGCTTCAATGGTGCCGGTCAGTCGGTAGGTGGCCGAGGGCACGCGGCAGGTGGAGCCGTCGAAGAGCTGGTAGTTGCAGCGGGTTTGGAGGTAGAAGCGCGGAACGCGCTTTTCGCCGTAGGAGAGCGGGCTGACCGCCTTGGCTTTCAATGTATAGCCCTGTCGGGTGACGGATTCGATGATGCCCCGGAACAGGATGGTCGGGGCCTCCAGCACGAGGCCGGTCACTTCATCGACATGGGCGAGGCTCAAGACGACGCCCGTGGGCTGACCGATGTGGATGGGGAGCCAGTCCTCGAAGGGGTTCCCTTCCCAGGCGAACAGTTCGAGGTTCAGCTTGTCGGTATCGCCCTCGGTGGAGACGGACAGACCGCTATGGTCAATGGGCACCGGCTGCCAGATGACGCCGCAGTTGACCGGGATATCGTGGCTGGTCAGGTGGAGCGAGTAGATGTCGCGCACCCCGTAGCGGCGGGTGATGCGGTAGAGATAGACCGGGCGACGGGTGGCGAGCGCGTTGGGGACGGCGTATTCCTCGGGCAGTTCGATGCCGGTGAAGCGGATGCGGGCGTGGTTGTCGGCCTCGAATTCGTATTCGATCTCGTCGTTGGAAAGCCGCACCAAGAGCAGGCGCGAGACCTGCCAGCAGTCGGCGTTCGCGGGCAAGGCTGCGTCGAGCGTGACCTGCGAGCGCGTGGCGAAGGCGGTCGCTTCGACGAGCAGGACTTTCCGAAGCAAGCACTGGCCGTCCAGCGAGCGGAATGCGAGGTGCTTCCCCTTCAGGTGCGACCAGTCGGAGAAGGCAGATGTTTCGATGAACACGGCAGCCAACGCCGACATGGTCAGCACGGTCACGTCCTCCGAGCCGGTCGCCAGCCAGAACGCCTTAAAGCGCCCGCTACGGGCATTGAAGAACGCCTCCACCACATCAAGGGCATCGGCGTCCGGGGCAACGGTCACAATTTGCAGGCGCTCCTGTGTGCTGGCCTGCACTGGCATAGCGGGTTGCGCCCCGAAGCCGATGTCGGTGACTTCCGGCTCGTAGTTCAGGGTCCGGCACATGGACTCGCCCAAATCGGCCACCAAAGGGAAGACGGGGATGTCGAGGTAGGTCATCGCAAGCCGAGCAAGGTAAAGATGTCGTTGAGGTAAGTCTGGGCCGTGCGTCCCGAAGGTATGCCCACTTCATAGAGGACGTACTGCGAGGCCAGCGCCGGGCCGAGAGCGGCGTAGCTGGCCGCGCCCGAGACGGCGGCGGCCAGGTGAGCGTTGAACGCCTCATGATCATCTTCCCAACTGCTGGCAGTCGGATCGACCGAATACACCTTGCAGCGGGAAAACTCGCGTCGGGCGTACTCCGTTTGAAAATTATTGTAATCGGTCGTGAAGGAACTGGTCGGTTCGTTCTCCGGAACGCGTGGCACTCGGTGGTAACCGCTGCTGGCCTCGTTGATGAAGGCGAGTGAGACGTAGCGGGCGGCTTCCTCGCCGGATATATGGTAAGCCAGCCGATCCAGCCAGCGCTCACTCGACCAGTTCTGCACACGGACAAAGTGATCGGCCTTCTCCTGGTCGCCCCCGTAGATCACATCGCGCAGGAGCACTTTTAAGTTGTTGGCGGCGGCGGTGACGTTTGGCACATCCGCGTTCATACTTCCCGAGGTGTCGATGAAGAATAGGAAGTAGAGGTTGGCCAAAATCGAGAGCCAGTTGCTTTCGGTATCAGTTTCGGTAAAAACAAATTCAGCGCTGATCGCCTCCAGCTGCGTCGCTCCCTTGAATCTGATTTCAAAGGCCCGGCCACTGCCGCCAAGCAGTTCCGTATCCACAGATTCGATACGACCAAGATCAATGGGGAGAAGTATGTCGCCCGCCACACACGGGAGCGCTTCCTCCAACGTGAGCACGGGACCGGACACGGAAGCGATCTTGGCGGCAGCAGTGATGTCCCCGAAGGGTCTCGTCGTCCCCACCCATTGCCCGGCAGTCATGTTGGCGGCAGCACGTTCCAGCGTGACGGTATTCCCGGCTACTTGGGCAACGATCTGCTCTCTCCCCCATCGAGGGACGGCAGCCTTGGCCGATTCCTGCGCTGCCCGAATGACAGCCTCCACCGCGAAGGTCCGGGCAGCGGTGTCGATCGCAATGGTATAATTACCGCTCCGGCGCGGTTTGGTAAACCACGAGGCTCTCTCCTCCAGTCCGGTCACGCCCTCGGCCACAGACGAGCGGTGCGCCTGCCGGTGCTTGAGCGCGAACGACCAGTCTGGCGCAAAGGGAATGAGCGTGTGGTTGTCGATCTGTTCCGGCATGCATACCGGAACAAATGTCAACCCGTCAACTTAAGTAGGGCGTTGCGGTAACGCTTGATAACCCGCTCGACTACCTTCATCTGAAGCCGAACCTCTGCCCTACCCCGCAGAGCCTTTTTACTTTTGGGCTTTTTCATCGTGAAAGGGATTAATGACCGTGACGCTTCCGTATTGCTGTCCGTGATTGAGGTCTTCGGAATAAAGCGTGTGGGCCTTTAAGCGCTCGGCAGCAGCGATCACCGCCGCATCCCAATAAGAGACCTGATATTTAACAGAGTTGCGAATCGCCTCGCTGATTAGTCCGTAATCAGTCGGCACACTCGCAAAGATGCTGAGTTTGTCGAGAAACGCCAGAGCGTCTTCGGGGGGCAGTGGCGTTTCCAGCTTGCGGGTGACGGTCACGTAAAACTCCTGCATGACCTGTGCGGAGGTGCCGAAATCAACCCGACCAATCAGGTCACGCGCAATCCGCTGCTTGGTCCGGTTTTCCGGGGACGCGTCCACCGCATACACCAGAATATTCGTGTCCAGCAGGCATTCAGCGATCATACAAATCCCCGCGTGACCAGTTCTTGTTCCCAACTCTGGCCTTGGACGTCTGGCACAACTCCAGCAGCTCAACCCGAGCCTGCACCTGCCGGTCCTCCCGCGCAATCAGATCGTCCAAATAATCACGGATGAGGGCATTGACCGAGGTGGAACGCTCGGCGGCAATCTTCCGCGCCCGATTGAGCTTGGGCTCCTCAATGCGAAGGGTTAAATTTTTCATATGCACATATTATGTGCATTACGTGCAGCTGTCAAGCTCCCCAACTGAGTAGGACTATCCGGGAATGCCGAGTCGGAGTTTGTTACGGCTCATGATATCTAGGACGGCGGTTTCGCCTTCGGTGGTTTCGAGGAAACGGCGCAGGTCGTTGCGGGTACCGGTGACGGCGATGTTCACTTGGCCACCCGCCTGCGATTGGGTGCGCGTTGCGGACACGGTGTCAGCCAGCCCGCCCTCCGCAAAGGTCCGGCTGGACCAGCTTTCAGGAGGCAGGCTCGGGAGTGCGGGCCGATTGACCCGCAACTGACCCACAAGGTTGTCAAAGTAAGCCGGTCCCTGACGGGCGACGACATCGGCGGGAACGACGAACTCGCCCCGGTGGACGATGCCTGCCGGTTCGTATTTACCGCCCAGCCCCGTATAACCACCCTCGGCAAAGCCGCCAACAGAAGCCAACACGGCGGTCAGCACCGCCGCCCCGATGATGGCGGCAGCGCCCCACGAGCCGATGGAGGCTAGCATGGCGGTGGGAGTCATCGCGGTCTGTTTGACCGCTTCCTGCGCCACTGTGCTGGTGGTGTCGGCCTGTTTCAACGATTCGCCCATGACGAACATGCGCAGGCGCTCGGCAATCCAACTAGTTGCCATCTGGGTGAAAGACTGGATCAGCGATCCACGGATGGTGCCGGTCACATTGAGCAGGGCACCCTGCCAGGTCTGCGTGCGTGTAATCAGTCCCTCCATGCTGCTGGACAGGCCCGATTGCAGGGCGCTGTTGATGTTGCTGAAGGTATTGGTCGCGGTGGACTCCAGTGCCTCCATCTGCGTGGCGATTTCTTCCGTGGGCGAAGTGGCCGGTTCCACTCCATCGGGCGTTGCCTGGCTTTCACGGAGTGCGATGCGTTCTTCGATCAGCGCATTCAGCCGCTCGGCGGCGGTCAGGCCCCGCTCGGATTCATCGGCGGACAATCCGAGGATTTCCCGGCTGGCATCGAGGTTGGCGTTCAACTGGTCGCGGATCAGGTCGGAGAGTTCCGCAACGCCCTCGCGCTGTTCGGCCAGCAGGTCATTGAACTCCCGCGCCGGTTTGACGGCGTTATTGCCCCAATCGACACGGCCAAAACTGACCGTTCCGATCTGGGTGCCGTCCGTGAACGGCAGGGCGGCGGTGATGGCGTTGACCCGTTCGATCACACCGTTGAGCAGTTTTTCAAAGCCAGCCGTGATCGCGTTGAGGATAGCGGAGAAAGCGCGGCCCAAAAGATTGACGGCTTCCTCAAAGATCACCCGGGCCTCCGAGCCGATTTTCCGAAACCCCGCCGAAAGCCACACAACCGGCGTTTCCAGCAGGTCAATCAGGCTGGTGGCCGCTTTAGTCCCGAAGGTCATGACGCCGTTCAAGACTACCTTCCAGCCTTCGCCATCCTCGCCCAGCCATCCGAGCGCATCGTCGATCATGCGCTGGGCCGCTTCCGTGCCCGTCTCGAAACCCGCTTCGATGGACAGGCCGATAAACTGTGCGGCGGTGCCGTCGCGGAACGATTCCAGGGCCAGATCAAGAAAGCCCCCGATACGTTGACCCGCCGCTGTCAGGTCAATCGAGTTGAGCGCTTCGAGTGGGCCAAGCAACTCGTCGGCCAGCATATCCCCGATCCCGGCGAAGAGTTGGCGGGACTTGTTGGGGATGCGGCCCATGAGCGTGTCGATGCGCTCAAACTGCCGGGCGTTGCGTTCCATGACCTCGGGCATCGCCCCCAGCGAACGGGCCACATCGTCGATGTCCCCGGAAACGAACAGGCTCTGCAGTTCGGCCCCGGCCCGTCCGAAAATCCGCATAGCCGCCGCCGAGCGTTCAGCCGGGTCTTCGATGGCCCGGATGGCGTTGCCAATTTCGCTGAACTGCTCCGTGGGGCTTTTCTCCATCAGGTCCTCGTAGGACAAGCCGAGCGCGTCGAAGGCCTTGACCGGCTCCTGCAAGCCCTCGGACGCCTCCACGAGGGACTTTTGCATTTTGTTGATGGCCAGCCGTGAGTTATCGGCGCTGATGCCGTTGTCCTCGAAGGCTTGTCGGAGGATGATCAGGTCTTTGACCGCCACCCCCGTCTGGCTGTGAAGGTGATCCATGTCCGCGCCCAGTTTGATGATGTCACGGGCACCGCTAATGACGGTTCGGGCCGACAGGTAGGCGGCGGCGAAACCGGCCACCCCTTTGATCAACTTGCCGAAGCCTGCCGTGGCCTGCTCCAGTCCGGCCAGCTTGGAACGGATATCAATCAGGACACTAACACGGGAATCGGCCATCTATAGGCCGGGCGCGTGTCAACGCCAGTGCTTACCACAGCCGGGCGGGAACCGCTTCTTCCAGCGGGGTCTCAACCGGGTCATCCAGCAGGCTGAAGAAGTCAAAACCGGTGCGGGCTTCCACTTCGTCCACGGATACCAGGTATTGGCTGAAATCATCTGACTCACCGGCTCCCTGCGGGATGATGACGGCGATCACCCGCAACTCATCGCGGTCCGTCACGTCCGCGACCATTTTGAAAAAGCCGCTGGGGATGGTCACACCGGAGGGCAAACGGCGTACCGGCTCCTCGTAAACCGGCCCGGTGATGACCCATAGCTCGTGAAAGCGCCGCAGCCAGGACTGGGCAACCTGTTGCTCCAATAGCCGCCAGATCCCTTGATTGATCTGCGGCTGTTGCGGTACGACGTTCGACATCAGAAAGGTTTCCATCTGCGCCTGCGGGCCGTAGACCACACCGATCGCGTGATTGGGAGCCATGTGCCCCCGGTCGAATCCGCTGCCGGTGTAGTCGTTGTGGCTCACCCGCGCCCGCGTGCGCATATCCGTCTCAAAGGACTCCGGGCGATCCTCCGTCCCGCCCTCGGGGGTGTAAGTCAGCTTGTAGGCAACCCAGGCCGGATTTTCCATCTGCTCATCGTAGCCCACCACATAACCGCTGTTGGTCAAAAGCTGCAAGCGCCTGTCCGCCACAGGCAGGCCCGCCAACGTGTAGCGGTCAGCACCGAGTGCATCCGCATCCACCACAATGCCCCGCGAGGCAGGGATGCGGTCCATCACCCACTCGATCCAGCGGTCGGCCTTGCGGTTGGTTTCCCGGCGATCCCGCAACCAGACAAGCACGGCAATCGCCCGCTGGTTCACCGCTTCCTGCGTCTCATCATCCTGCTGGCTATACCAGATGCCAAAGCCCAGCGCCGCCAGCACAGCGAGCACGAGCGTGATCTTTCCGAACCGAAAAGGCAGGGACAGCAGGCTCTTCTTCTTGCGGGATTTGTTTTTTCGTCGGGCCATCCGGAGTTCTAATAAGGATGCACGCGGCTATGCCAAGCTCAGGCTTGACCGGAAATCCCTCAGGTATCTGCCAAGGGTTGAACGGGCACACCCGCGCCGCCGTAGAGGCGGTGCAGATCGGCGGGCTTGGTTTCCGTAGTGGCCGTGTCAATACGCAGGGAACGCTCGAATCGTCCGAGGGCCTGTGCGGCGGGTTTGCTCCAGATAGCGGATGCGGCCAAGGCGCGGGACTGGGTGTGCCAGTGCAGGGACTCCATGTGCCGCTGTTGATCCTGCTTTATCAATAATAGCAGTTCCGGCAGGGACAGCGTGGCGGCGATTTCCGCTACGCCTTTGCTGAGGATGCAGGCACACTCGGCGCAGAGATCGGCAAGACTGACCGCACCTTCTGCCCGCTGGCGGCGATGGGAAGCAGCGCCTCGTTGACCTGCGCCCGCCGCTCGCCCCAACGGCAGGCATTCTTGAAATTTATCCCGTGGCCCTGTTCGCAGATGTCCAGCAGCGAGTCCACCGTGAGCGTCTCAGCCCACCCCTCGGGCTTGTCACAGAGGAATTCGGCCAGGCGCTCCTCCTGATCGACCAGGCGCAAGTAATCGGGAAACTCCCGAATCTTCAAAAGGCGGACGGTGACCGTTTCCTCGGCACCGTCGTTGGTTTTTACGGCGAGGTTAATTCCCCCGCTGATGATGGCGTTGTTCGCGTTCATTATTGGCTGCTTGTTCGGGGTCGTATTCATCGACCGGATTGTCGAGGCCGAGGGCGGCGATGCCCGTCTCCAGTGCTTCCTTCGTGTCAAAATCCACGATCTCGTGAACGGAGTCGGTCTGGCCGTCGGTCTCGAACGCGCTGAGTACGCGCTGGCCGTCATGGATGCAGCGCCAGACCGTGCTTCCGTTCTCGGGAGCGCTGGCGCGGTTAAAAGTGAGGTCACCCTCCTGTATGGTTTCGATCATAATTCTTCACTGCTGGTCCAGCCGGACCTATACGGTGATGGTCCAGCCTTTGCCGGTCAGGGTGGTTTTGGCGGCAGCGGCTTCGGTCGAGCGCAGGTTGTTGGCCGAGCCCGGATTCCCGGAGTAATTGAACTGGCCGTTGCTGGCGGTGGTAGAACCGGCCAACTGGATCAGGGCATTATCGATAGCCTCAGCGGTGAGCTGATTATTATGCGCCCGAAGATAGCGCAGCTTGGTCAGGCCGGTTAAATCCGGCAGCTCCGTCAATTGGTTGTCGTTGCAAACAAAGTAGAAGAGTTCAGCCAAGCCCGTCAGGGAAGGAAGTGCCGTCAGTTGATTTTCGTTACAGTAAAAATTCTTGAGGGCTACCATCCCGGTCAGTTCCGGTAATGCCGTGAGCTGGTTGCTCTGGCAGTAGAGGTAGGCCAAGACGGTGAGGTGATTGAGCGGCGGCAGCGCAGTCAGTTGGTTGCTTTCGCAATTGATCTGTTGCAACTGGGACTGAGCACTGAGATCGGGCAATCCCGTCAGTTGGTTCCCCGCCAAGTACAGGTCTCTTAGCAGCGTAAGATTTTCAAGAGGCGGGATCTGCGTGAGATCGTTGTAGGCCAGACTCAGGCTTTGCAGGTTGAGCAATCCCTCAATGCCCGAGACGTCTTCAAGCGCCCCCTCCTCAAGGTAAAGAGATTGCAGTTTCACCAACGGGCTCAGGTCGGGGATGCGGTGAAATTTGCACCCATAGTAAAATCCCAATGACGTTATTTCGGTCAGATGTGTGATCGCCGGGAACCGCTCAAGAGGGCATCCGAAAAAAGAGAGGCTGCGCAAGTAAACGAGGTTCTCAAAGTGCAGTTCACGAACACTCACCCCGTCCAGGTAAAAGCCCGTCATGGCCGGATCGCACCACATACGCAGATGCGGGGCTCGTTCGCCTTCGGGACGGGAGGCAATGCTGTCCGTCATCTCCACAAGGCGCTGGGGCTCGCCGGTAGGCAGGACCGTGGACGGGCCTGTCAGCGTGCCGAGCGTGCCCGGTGTGCTGGCAGGCAACCCGGAAGTCGGGCCAAAGAGTTCGTTCAAGTCGCTCATGGCTCAAGAGTCCTTTCGCAGATAGACCGTGCCAACCGGCGAGAGCACATCGACTTTCATCTCGTATCCGAACCACTCATCTCCCACTTCGGGCTGATTGTTCAGGCGCACATTGCACCAGAAATCCTTGTGCATGAGACGCGGGCTCTGGGCGTGTTTGTCGTCCCAAACCCGCAGCCGAGCGAAGCCGTTCAAATTCTGCGGGCGCTGAAGCGGGTTGATCTTCCGGTAATCGGGGTCGGTCCCGGTCAACTCGCCGGACACCCCGTAAAACAGCGCCTCCACCGCTCGGTCATCGACCTCTTCCAACTGGAGCAGGTAACCAAGACGTAGTTGCGTCGTGAATACACGGTCGAGAATTTTGACGCTCCGGTAGGAACCGAAGTGATCTTTCGTCTCGGCCTGATTCTGAAAAGAGAACGTCTTGACGTTGCCGAACATCGCAGTGGCTTCGTCGTAGGCGGCTTCGCTCTCGGGGACCACGGTGGTCCCGGTAATGAGCGAAAAATCACCGCTGCCAATAAGGAGAAGGTTCGGGTTGGGCATGGGCTTAGGGCTGGATGGTTTTTACCTGGAAATTGCAAAAGTATAGGATGAGGCCGCTGTCGAGCGGCCCGGCTTCATACGCGGGCGTGTCAACCTGAAGGACGTGGCGCAGGCCTCGCTCGGTCGCCCAACTGGCCTGATGCAGTACCTCCAGGACCCGTTCAGCCACTTGCAGAGCGTTTTCGCCGGTCTTGTTCTGGGTGGGGTTTTCCAAGACGGACACCACCACCTCATTATGCAAGAGCAGCCGGGGGCTGTCGGCCTTGGGCGCGGAACCGGAGGACTGCACCAGTACGAGACAGAGTCCCTTTTCCTTCAGAGCCGACTCTAAACGCCGGTTGTGGTCGGCAGAAATGTTGGCAATGATTTCCAGCTCGACCAGAAACGCATCTGTGCGCAGTTGAGCCGTGACAGCGGGGATGACTTCGGAGAGTTTCATGCGAAAATGCGGCCCACCGTCCGCTTGAGGGCTTCCTGCTGTTTGCGCCGGACGTAGGTTTTCATGTCAGTGGCCTGGGCACGAAGAGCCTTGTCCACGAGGCCGCGCTGGCGGTTCTGCACCATCACCCCTTCAAGAAAGCTGCTAATGCGCACGGAGGGATGACGCTGCCCCTTGACCGTGCGGATGAGCGCTTCACCGATCTTGCGGTTGCGCCGGGAGGTCGAGCTGTGGCGGGCGTTCTGCCCGTCGCGGTTCGCCCGCCAGGCGCGGAACAGGTAGCTCACGGACAAGTAGCGAATGGAACGCTTGCGCAGGGCCAGTTCCTGCTTCACGGAAAGCGACTTGCCGTCCGCGCCCTGACGGCGGCGGATGGCGTAGCCCCGAGCGGCGGCTTCCTGCTCAATCTTGTCGCGGGTCGGGGCAATGGCCTTGAACTGCCGGTACAGTTCCCACTGCACCTTCTTGGCCCGGTTCTCGATCAGGGGTCCGGCCTCGCGCTGATTGTACCGCAGGTACTCGCGCAAGGTCCGGTCAAACTGACGCAGGGACTGACTGGATGCCGCCTCGGCCATCAGCGCCCCTCGAAGTAACGGGTGGACAGGCTCACAAACTCGGCGCGGACCTCGATGGGCCAGTCGCGTTCGTTGTCGCCGTACTGCGCCTTGGCGTCTTCGACAAAGGCGTGGAGTTCGTCACGGGTAACGCGCTCGGAGGCACGTGCGTGGACACAGGCCCCCACGCACAGAGCGCAGGCGGCGAGAAGGGCAATGAGGAAGGTTTTGTTCATGCCGCTGGCGCGGTGTCAAAACAACTCACAGCTTGCCCAAGAAGCGTAGCACCCCAAGCACAGCCACCACCAACGGCGGAATCGCCGTCGTTACCCAGAAGAATTTCAGGAGCATATCCATTTTTCCCTTGAGGTCGCGGATGTCCGAACGCAGTCCGTTCTCGCCAGTCTGCCCCCACAGCGTCACCTCCAGCACCGTCAGGCGCTTTTCGATATCACGTAGGCGGGTGAAGATTTCTTCGTGCTCGTTCATACGTAGGATATCTCGCACTCGAAGTTTACGGTGAGATCACCCGGTGTGCGGATGATACGCGTCACCCGATAGCGGGCCCCCAATTCGTCCTCGAAGCCGTCCCCGACAACGGGCAGGCCATCGGGAAAGGCCGAGACGAAAGCCCGAACGCCAACAGCGTTGTCATCACCGGGCGTAAGATCAAAGCCTTCCGCTTTCGGCTGAAGCGTGCGGATCAGGGCTGTAAAGGGGTGGTCATTCCAGACCAGAGAGGAACCGGCAATTTCGAGTAATTCGGCAAAGCCCTCGGCCTGGTCGTGCTGTTTGGAAGTCATCCCCAAACAGAGGCTTGTCAACGGTATCCGCGCAAATCTATCAACCCAAACGAGTCATCACAAATCTTGACCAACGGAGGGATTCGGAACAATTATAGTTCGCTTCGGACGTTCGTTCTTTCGTGCCATCAATAATACGGTCTACGCCTAACATTTTTCGATGAGAACACCACACTATCAATATTTTCTAGCTCTTGAGCAGGAATTTGAAGAATCCATTCGTTTTGCCGAGCTCGACAACAGAAACTCAAGCACGTTTTCGACTTCGTATTTAAAGATGCTTTTCGCTGCTTGCATCGAAGTAGAGTCTGTCCTTAAAGCAATTAGTAATCGGAGTTCTATTTCAGTGTCTCCAGATAATATCAATGGTTTGCGGAGAAGTATATTAGGCATTTATCCAGCCTTCCATAGAATAACGGTGGAAATACCAAGGTATTCTATGAGCATTTCACCGTGGGAAAGTTGGGGCAATAACACGAATCCACCATGGTGGCATGCCTATACTGCAACAAAGCACAGTCGTCAAACGTCATACGAACAAGCAAACCAGAGGAACGTCGTGGATGCTATTGCTGCTCTATTCGCATCCTTGATATATCTCTACGCTGAACCTAGCCAGCGCATTCATTTAGATGTTGAACCGCGCTTGTTCCATTATGAAAACCTATTTCCTTCTCATTTAGTCTGTAGTTCAGATATTACGTTCCCCACAGAACACGACCCGGAAACCCCATCCCCCGATGAGGCCTCCGAGTCATGAACGACGGGCAGTATTCCCAAATTACCCCGCCGGGCCGACGATGCGCTTGATGGAAGCATGAGCTTGTCAAGCGCGGTCGATGATTAAGGATACGGGAATGGCCCTGTCAGAATTTGAGCACGCCAAGGTAGAGCAAGAGCTCGTAAGCTTGCTGAAAACGGTTCGTCCCCCGGTCGAAATGCGCGACCAGGTCGATGTCATCTACCGGATAGAGGGGCAGAGCATTGTCCTGATCGAGAAACGCCCCTACTGGAGAGACCCCAAAGAATTCACGGAGAGCGAATTCGCCAAGGTCACGTTCGTGAAAAGCACAGGCACGTGGAGCGTCTATTGGAAGCGTGCCAGCGGGAAGTGGGAGCGTTACGAGCCGTGCAAGACGGTTCCAACACTGGAAGCATGGATACGCCTGCTTTGCGAAGATGCCCACGGCTGTTTTCAGGGATAAAAACAAGCCCCGGCATGACGCCGGGGCCTGTGCGATAACCGTAAACAAAAGCAAGGCTTTAGTCGAAAGTGGCGATACCTGCCTCGGAGAGCACGGTCTGCAAGGCAGCCTTGAGTCCAGCGATGTCGTTGGCGGCGGCGATGGCAGCACCGTCAGCCTGCCGGATAGTGACCACCTCCCCTGTCTCCGAATTATAAACACGGATTCGGCCCTCTGGATCGACCACGGCCTGCGCCGTCACCGCGCACAGCGGCTTGGGCGAAAGCTCATTGCGGCCATCGGGCATGGCGGCAGCCTTGGCCCCTAGCGATTGAAGTTCTTCGTCAGTCATGGGAATTATGAGTTGAGGTTGTAATGGGATAGCGACGACAAGGAGCGTAAGGGCGAAGCCCTTCACGATGCGCCAGCATCGGCAGTTAAGGCCCTATGGCCTTACGATGCGGAGGATGCCTTCCTTGATAGCACGGGTGAAACCGTACACACACTCGAAGGCGGCGATTTCCTTGCCCGAGTCGTTGTCGTAGTAGCGGCGGTAGCCGAGCGTGACCCCGGTGGATGGGTCGGTGACGGGACCGGCCTCTAGGTAGGACTCGGGACGCAGGGGCATCAGGTAGCGGTTGGCGATAGCCAGCCCACGCGGGTGAGCAGCGAAGCCGACCAGCTTCTCTTCGTTCTCCGGCAGGATGGTCGTCTCAAAGATATCGAAGCCGTAGATGCGCGGGATGCGGGCCTCCTGAAAGGCGGGCTGGCTGACCTGAATGAGGTAGCTCTGGGAGATTTTCGAATCACCCAGCAGCGCGGAGTAATAAGAGTCGTCGAGCACGAGCGAACGCTCTGTCACCGGCATATTCACGCCCGCGCAGGCTTCGCGCATCTTCAGGACCTTAGCCGCGTCGAAGGCGGTCGCGGCCACCGCCGCAATGGCAGCGGCACCGTAGTTGGCCTCCGTGATCGCGCTCCAGATGTCCTGCAACACGTCCTGGGCGAGCTGGCGGGCCTTGCTTTTGGCCAGGCGTTCGAGGCTGATGATGCTCGCCTCGGAGTATTCCTTGTCGGTGAGATGGAGCGACTGGACCTTGTGCCGGGTCAGTTGCACGGGCACGGTGTCCACGGAACTGTCGGCGTTCTGCGAGTAGCTGCCCTTGAAGTCGTAGGACTTACCGGCAGCGCCGATCAGCGGCACATGCACCGTCTTCCCCCGTTCGGTAAACTCGGCAGAAAAGTCGGTGGAGAAGGCCCGCAGCGGCATGAGCGCCGCCACGAAGGCTTCGAGAAACACATCCGCGATGCGGATGTCCTGAATGTTGTTGAGTTGGTTGGGCATGGCTTAGCGGCGGGAAAGGAGTTTGTCTTTGTGCTTACGGAAAAACGCGGTGCGCTGGCCGGGATCTTCGATGGCCCGGTACTGCGCCATCAGGTCCGGCTGCTCCGGTGTGTCGTCGGGCTTGATCTGGAGGGGATCGACGCCGACGCTGGCGCAGATTTCGGCAGCCTCTTCTTCCGCCGACTTGGCGGCGGCCTTCAGATCGCTGACGGTCGTTTCGAGCGAACCGACCTGAGTCTCCAGCGACTGGATGGTCTGTTTGGCCGTGCTGAGGTCGCGCTTGGCCTGGTCCGTTTCGGCGGCTTTCGCTTTCAGGTCAGTCTGCGCCTGAGCAAGTGCGGTGGCGCTTTCGTCCACCAGTTCGTTGGCCGCTTCCAAGTCGGCCTTCAGTTGCGAGGTCTGGCCGTCCTTCTCGTGGAAGGCAGCCAGGAGTTTGCCGTAAGTCTCGCGGGCAAGCGCGAGCGTTCCGAGGGTTTCCGGTGCGGGGAAGTCGTTCATTTACTGAACGCCCCCGTGTCAACTGGAATAGGGCTAGCCTCGGATTTCTTGTTTCAACTGATCGTAATCGATATCGAAGATTCTCCCGTCATCGGGAAAATCATATTTATCGAAGAAGCTTTTTGAAAAACACGGAAGCTTTTCATCCGGGGCCATAAAAGGGGATAGACTCTCAATCTCGTAAACCCATCCGTGCTTCGTATTCCGTTTAACTTTGAAGTGCTCACAAGGAAACGATGCCGGTTGGCTCATATCCGGGTCATCCAATATCTCTACGTAATCATAGAGGTATTGCCCCGAAAGGTAGAGAATGCGCCCTGGCTCCAATTCCAAAAATAAATGCATGCCTTCGTCTTCGAATTCTTCCACTTCAAAGGCCCGCTTTACTCGGAACTCCTCAGTGATAACCTTACCCTCCGCTTCAAGCTTTTCGAGGTCCACGGGTTCGGCAGGCTTTCTGGTTCCGACTATTTTAAAACCTACCCAAGTACACATCATAAGCATTGCCGCACAAAAGAACAAGGCGAGCCCAATGGGCAACATACCGGAGAAGACGCATACGGCAAGGCAGATGAAGAGGCAAAGCCCAAGCATCCCGATCAATGCGATTCCAAGTAGACGAAACACATCTGAATATTCGTTGGTGGAATTAAGAATTTCCAGCCAATTCATCCAACCATGCCAAGCAGTTCCTCGTAGGCACCGGCGTACGAACCGATGCGGTCAATGAGGTTGGCAGCTTTCGCCCGTTCGCTCAAAAAGGTCTGCCCGCGCATGGCCGACTGCTGCACAGAGCGGTGAGCAAGCACATGCTCGCGGAACTGCCCGAAGTAATCGTCCACCATTTCCTGAAGGTGCGCCCGATGCGCTTCGGAAAAGTTCGGGGGCCAGGTGGCGTCTTTCAAATCGCCGCCCGTGTGCGTGATGTAGGCCGGTTTCCAGCCGCGCTGCTCCCACTGCCCGGACGTATCCACCAGCGGTAGGATCGTGCCGATGCTGCCCACCTGCGCAGAGGGCGCGGCGACAATACGGGAGGTTCCGGCAGCAATAGCATAGGCGGCGGATGCGGCCAGTTCATCCACCCAAGCCACGGTGGGCACGCCGCAGTCGGCCACGAAGCGGGAGGTCTCGACGTTGCCGCTGGCCGCGCCGCCGGGGGAGTTCACATGCAGGAGAATTCCGCGTGCGCCAGATTCCACCGCATCGGCAATTTCGGCTTCAATCTGCTCGTAGCCGGTGTTGCCGCAGGCGCGTTCGATCTGGCTCAAGTTTTTGCCGAGGACGCCAGTGACGTGGACATGGCCGATGCCTTGAGCGTCGATTTCCAGATCGGGCCGGGGATTGACGAAGGCCGACAGATCGAGGTTTTGCGCTTCCCCCGACAAACGGTTCTGGAGAACTTCATGAACACTCAGCCAACCGGAAGCGGAAATATTCCAGGGTTCGCGGTAGACGGCATGAAGGATGTGGGCGAAGCGCATAACGAAAAGATGGGGCGAGGGGCAGGAGTCGAACCTGCAAGCTCCGGGGGATGAACCCGACCGAGTGCCTCATTCACCCTCGCGTGACACCTGCGCATTCGTGTCAACCAGGCTGGAAAGCTGCGTGCCCTGCGGGCGGTAAAGCATTTCGACGGGAACACCGTATTTCTCAGCCGCATCGAGGATACGCCGGGCATTCTGGGCGCGGATCTCCAGTTGCTCGTCAAAGTCCTGCCCGAGTTCGGCGTAGTGCTCGGAAAGAGTTTTGAGGCCGGTTTCCACGTCGGCCCGGTTCTGCTGGGCCTCGCGCCCGGCATCCACGGTGATGCGCCGGGGCGTGACGAAGCGCACCCGGTGCCAGCCCTTCACGGCTGCTAGTTCTCCCCGGTCGATGGCGTCCCCGATCACGTAACCCCACGTCGGCTTGAGAAAACGTTGAATCAGGATCATCTGCCGGAAAGAAAAACGCCGGTCAGCCTTGGCCACCACCAGGCGCACCCCTGCCCCGCCGATCTTAGCCGAATCGAGCACGAACTCGTAGGGCAACATCCCAGCGGCGGAATCGCGTTTCAAGTGTTCGAGGAAACCCGTGAATACCGGGCTGGGCCGATCCGACTGATAGCTTTCCAGCGATTCGTTAGGCTTGAGGGAGACGACCTTGCCGCCGACAATGCGCTGCACCTGTTGCGGATCACTGCCGTCCTCGGCTTCGCCATCGGCCTGCACCATAAAATCGCCCGACTCGTCGATTTCACCACTTTCGCTTTTGAGCACGCGGGAAATATCCGCGTTGTCTTTCACCGCGTGCTTTTCCAGCGCCAGCAATTCGATTTCATCGAGCAAATGATTGATTGAGTGTTGGAGCGTGGGGGCGCTGCGGGCACCACTGGCCGACTCCGGCTCAAAGACGTGCATGACCGCGCTCGCCGGAACATCCCGCGTGCTGTCATCATCCTGCCGGACACGGTAAAAGGCGGGCGCGCCAAAGCGGTCAAAGCCGATACCGTCGATGGTTTCGGCAGTCGCGCTCCCCTGCCCCACCCGGTGCGTCTCCACCAATTGGATACGCGGACGCCCGAAGCGGTCCCGCACCTTGACGACGAAATACTCCCCGTCCACATCGACACCCCGGCAAACCAGACTCTGGCACTGCTCAAAGCTGAACCGCCCCGTGATGTCGGCCCGCTGTGCCCAGCGCGAGAAAAGGTCTTCGGCTGCTTTGTTCCAGGCCGCGTCAGCCGTCTGGGCCTGTGGCTTGATGCCGTCGCTCACCGAGTAGATGGCCATATCGCTGACCATCTCCCGAACGAAGCCGGAGTTCTTGTGCAGGTAGCGGCTTTTGCGCACCAACTCGCGCCGGACTGCCGAGGTCAGTTCTTTCTTCGCGTCGGCGGGAGCCGCGCCGGGCACACGCCCGCGACGGAGAGACGTGTTGGCCCCTTCATAGGAGGAAAGGCCGAGGAACTTGAAGAATCGCTTCAACATCACTTGGGCAGGTGGCCAATGACGGCGGATTGTACGGCAGTTCGCCGGGGACGGGCGTAGGTCTCGGGGGCCAGTTTCACGAGGGCGTCCTGGCAAGCCCGGATAATGACATGGATTTCATCCAGGCGACGCTTGCTCACGCTGGAACCGTCGTTGGCGTAAGCAGCCTGCGTCTTTTTCAGTTCTGCTTTCTGCACCGCCAAAATCTCCTCGATTTCCGGCACGGTGAAGCCGATGCTGTAATCAATCACGTCCGCCATTACCGCTGGCAGGCGTGTCAACAATGCTCTCCCGCCCGATGATCTTGAGCATGGTGGCTGCGGCGGCCTGCATGGACTCACAGTCCCAGTAGTGATTCGGTCGCTTGCCGATCTGCTTCCACATCCAGGTGTTTTTTTCTTTGGTGCGATGTTCGGATTCCATCTGGGAAAGGTATTCCTCGTCGATGTCGTCGGGGACTTCCCACGTCGGGCCCTTGGCCGGGTCCTGGTTGCGCCGCAGGCGGGCCAGTGTGTCCTTGATGTTGAGGTTCGACCAGTAATGGACGTAGCAAGACTGCCGGGTGCCGAGTACGACTTTGCGTCGAGGGGAATAGAAACGCTGCACACCGCCTTTCTCTTTGCTTTTATGAGGGAAGGTCAGTCGCCGGTCCCCGATCAGTGCCACCCAGCCTTTTTTCGAACACTGTCGGTATACGTCATAGGTGGCGTGCCCTGCATCGACAAACACCAGGTTCGGGTGGATATCATACCTCTCCTGCAAGAGTTCGATGTCATCGAAGGTCAAGAGGCGCTCATTCCAGACCAGCCGGGAGGAACCGTTCGGACTCCACGAGCGCACGACGGCGAACAGGTGGTCCATCTGGCAATCCACCGTGAGGATGCGCAGTGGTATGACTACGCCCTCGAACGGTGGCGCAACTACCTTCCCCTGGCGAGTGATGCCGCCTTCTTCTTCCCAGGACTCACCCTTGCGATAGCCGCAGGTGGCGATTTCCATTTTGTAATCTTCGACGTATTCGCGCCAGGGAAGCGCGAGACGCTTCTGATAAAACTGCTGCAAGAGCGACGTGTCGCCCTGACGGGCGGCGGCTTTCGCCCGCAGGTAGAGTTCGGCCAGCTTGCCCCAACTCATGGCGCACAGCGCGTTCCAATGAAAGCCGACATTCTCCGGGGAGGCATTGGTGTTGGTGCGGATGTATTTGCCGGTGGCGTTCAACTGGCGGCGGGTGGCGTCCGAGTCGGTGAAGTAGTGGTTACAGTGCGTGCAGCGCAGGATGGTCGAATCGCGCACAGCGGAAAAATCCCAGTTCCCCTCGGCGTCGCGGGCCGACTTCGACCACTCGACATTTTCCCAGGCAAAGGGCTGGCGCTTGCCGCAGTGGGGACACTCGAAAGTCCACTCGCGCATGTCGGTCGTCTCAAACTTACGGTGGGTGTCGTCGTTCTCCTCGCCACCTTGGCTCATGAACACGCACTTACCCAGCCAGCCGAATGCGGTCACGCGGGCCTCGGCTTCTGCCATGTTCCCGGCAGGCCAACGCCAGGTTTCGTCCCCAAAGAGCCAGCGGATGGAACGGCGCTGGAGGTTCGTCTTGTTGTGCGCCCCCAGAATCCACAGCGTCATGCCGTTTGAAAAATGAACCGTGTGGTTGCGCCGCTTGTGGCGGTCGCGGGGAAAGAGATCCCTCACCGGTTCGCACTCCTCAAAGAGCTTCTGCAAGCGTGACTCGGACTGGTCCTTGGCGTCCTCGTCGGTCTGGTCGAGCCACAGGCATGGCCCCGGCAAATTCTTGACGATGTAGCACAGAGTCAGCTCGGGGATAGTGGTCTTCGAGGACTGGACGCTGGCCAGAATCGAAACCAACTTCACGCGGGGATCGACGATGACCTCCATCACTTCCCTTACCCACGGGGAATTGTCCGAGCGAAAACGTCCCGGCATGGGCGAATACGGGATGGCGGGGATGTGATCCTCGCACCACTGCCACGGGGGGCGGCGATCCGGGGGGCGCACGCCTTCGGCAAACATGCTGGCGATGTCCGCATTCATGAGCCTGTCCAGCCCTGAAAGAATTCGTAGGCTTCGCGCCGGGCCTCGTCGATGGCCCTGGCGTTTTCCTCGCGGATGCCGACTGCATCCTTGCCGCAGGACAGCGGCGGCAACTCGTCCTCCAGGCGTTTGTGCAAGATGGCGAACAGACGAGCCAATCCTTCGAGCACCGCCCGGCGCACATCTTCGCGGTGCAGGTAATCGCCACGCTTGATCGACAGCCGCAGTTCGCGCTCCTCAATGTCCACCAGCAGACGGCGGGCTTTCAGGGCCTCAGTCGGGTGGCCAACGTCGTTCGAGCCCTTCAAGCCCCGGATTCGGATGAACTCACGCCAACGGGCCACTTCGTGTTCGCCGTTGGGCAGGGGCTCGGGAGCGCCTTCCATTTTTCTCCAGGAACTCAGGGTCCGGCGCGTGACTCCGAGGATTTCCGCAAGCTGGACAAGGTTCTTGGCGTAAGTAGTCGAGTCCTGAGAGCCTGCTGCCAGTGCTTCGACCCGCGCCCGTTCCGCCGAAGTCAGCGTTTTGCCACCGGCAACCTTCTTGATGACGTTCTCCAAATCCTTCTGGAGAACCTTTTCCGCCGCCTCGCTGTTGATGCTCATCGGGGATCAGCGGATCAGGAGCCAGCCGCAGAACTGGAGATCCTTGAAGACAAGTTCGATTTGCGAGAAACCGGCGGCACGGAACTCGGTTTCGTTTTCGGCAATGGTTTTCGGGAACATGCACCCACGCAAGGCATGGGCCTTGTTGATGACCTGGGCGGGGGTCAAGCCGTTGCTGATCTTCATGTCCCAATAAAGCTGCTGGATGATGTCCTGCGTGGTCGGATAACTGCCGAGCACCTTTTCCACCACGAACAGGCCACCGCCGCGCTCAATCGTATTGGCAATTTGATACACGAGTTGCTGGCGGGCCTGGGGGCGCAGGAATTGCAGGGTGTACAGCGCGACCCCGTAGGCGAAGGGCGGGATATCGGAAAAACGCTCAAGGTCGGTGAACGTAACCTCAATGCCCTTGCTGGCCGCCTGTGCGATCATGGCCTGCGAGTTATCGTAGCCGATCAGCGTAAGAGCCTTGCGATGGCGTTCACGGATAAGACGCAAGGTCTCGCCGGTGGCCGCGCCAAAGTCCAGCACGGTGCAATCCGGGTGCGTGAACCAGTCCGAAAAGGTGGCGGCGAGTTCCTGCACCCGGTCATACACGGGGACGCTTTTGCGGACGTGTTCATCGAAATGCGGGGCGACGTGCTCGTCAAAGACCCAGTTGCTCGCTTCGGTCGTGATCCCGGTGTCGGCTTCAATGTCGGCGCTCATGCCGACAGGGACGTGTCAAAGGGATTTGCTTGATTTTCTACAAAATCGATGCAAAAGTAAGGAATGACCATGATGCAGGCAAAAGTCACCTCCAAGGGGCAAGTCACACTGCCCAAGCAGATCAGGGAATCCCTTTCGATCAGGACTGGAGACCGGCTTGAGTTCTCACTGGAGCCTTCCAACAAGATTTCGATCCGGAAGAAACGGCGGCCAGGCTCTTCAGCCGGTTGCGCCAAGCATCTGATCAAGCCCGGACAAAAGCCGCTTACCGGTAAGCAGATGGATGAGGCGATCCGGGGCCACATGAAGAAGAAATATTCTGATCTGCTCAAAAGCGAATGATCGCGTTCGATACCAACCACCTGCTTCGTCACGTCCTCGACGACGACACCAAGCAGTGCGCTCACGTCCATTCTTTGATCGAATCGGCGGAATCCGCGGACGAGCAAATCCATCTTCTCGATCTGGTCCTGATGGAAACCTGCTGGGTGCTGCAAAGCGGTATGGACTTTGACCGGGAGGGCTGGTGCCATGTTCTTGATAACCTGCTGCAAGACCCGGTGTTTTCGTTTGATGACAGTGGGCGCTTGTGGAAAGCGTTGGACAGGTACCGCAAAGGCAAGGCGGACTTCGATGACTACCTGATACTCGGTCACTCCGAGTCAATCGGCGCAAAACTGGAAACCTTCGACAAGAAACTGAAGAAGGAGCTTTGAGTGAAAGACGACTTGGATCGCTGCTAAGGCGAAAATGGATGCCATCGAGAAGAACTGGAAAATTACAAAGTCCTCACGCGTCAAACCGGGATCTCCGTCAACTCCGCATCAGTGACGCGGATAGCCCTGATCCCGTAGCGGGCATACATGGCGCGGGTGCGGGGGTTGCTTTCCAGACCGAAGTAACCAGAGCCCTCTGCGCCGTATTGGGGGAAGATGTGAGTCTTCAAAAGGTGCTCTTTGATCAGGTTCGGGTAGGCGGAGATTTCCGCGAAGTAGGCGTCCATCGGCTCCCACCCGCACTTTTCCTTGATCCGGGCCAGCGTAACCTCACGGTAGCGATTCGGGCGGGCCGTGATGAGGATGACCTGATGGGGCCGGAGCAGGTCCACCAGCCATTGTCGGTATTCCTCCTGTTCAATCTGGCGGATGAAGGGACGCGTGGGCGGCGTACCCCGTTGCGGAGAATTCGCCACCAGCGTGTAATTGAGGTCCAAGAGATAGATCATATCGCCACCCCCAGTCGTTTGGAAAAGGCTTCCCGGGCCAAGTCCACCAGTCCCATACGGGAGCCATCGGGATAGGGAAGATCGAACTCGAACGTAATCGCTTCCAGGAGCCGGTCGATATCGACCGGGCGGGCGTGTTCGCATTTGGCGGTGATGTTGTTGCTCAACTCCCGGATGCTAACAGAGCGGTAGAAGGGAGTCCATAGCTGATGGAATTCTTTTTGCGTGTGGTACTTCTGGACCTTCGGTTTTTCCTGAAAATCCCCGATGCGCACGCCCGGTTCGTAGTCGAGCCGAAAGGCGATATTGCCCGAGTTCGACTTGTTGAGGAACGCTTTGCCGTTGACCTGTCGCCAGCCAGTTTCACCCACGCTGGAAGCACAGGCGTACACCTTGGTGTGGGGTTTGCACAGGGCGGTCAACAGAACGGCGATGTGCTCGCGGTCGGACTGGAACGGCACGGAGTTGAGCACGCTGGCCAAAAAGATCGAAGTCCACTCGGTCCCCTCCCCTACGGCCTGCAAGAATTCCCGCACCAGTTCGAGGCTGCGGGCCTTGTCTATTTCCGTCCGGGTGATGTGGTAGGGCTCGAAGGGCGTCACGGACAGCCCTGCCCGGCGCAGCATCTTTGTTTCGGTCAAGTGGCCGGCCCCGAAGTCGAGGATGCTCGTGCCGTGCTCACGCACCCAGGCGGCACGCTGCTTCGGATTAAAAATGTCAAAGCTGTGGCAGGGCTTCGAACCGTGGACGGCGAAGATGAAGCCGTTGCCCAACTCCTCCCGCACGCGGCGGGCACGCCGGAAGGAATTGTAGCGGAGCAAATCCGCGTAACGGGTATGCACGTCAAAATCCATCGAGAGCAGGTTCATCATGGCGCGGGCGAAGTCGGCTTCCTCGTCGGAGACATAGACCACCGGGGCGGTCTCGAACTTCTTTTCCGCCATCATCTCCAACCGTCCGATGCCGTTGACCACGGTGCCATCGCGGCGACAAACCAGCGGCATCAGGATACCCTGGCGATGAAGCGTGCGGGCAAGGTTGCGGGCGTACTGGAGCCAGCAGTTGGCGTTGGCCCGGCACAGTTCCTTCACGCTGACCAGACTCGGACGCAGGCAACGAATGAATTCCGGCGAGTCCACCGCTTTGTCCGGGATGGATTCGGCGAACTGGTGAACATCGAGCGAGGCCAGTTCACGGGTGGCTTTCTCCGGCGTGGTGTGCCAGTCAAAATCGTTTGTGGCCCGGTTGAAGACGATGTTGAGCGCCTTGCGCTGGGCAATCGGCATCGACTTGGTGCGGAAAACCGGGATCTGCGTTGCCCCCATGCGCGAGGCTACCAGGTGGCGCTGGTGCCCGGAGAGGATTTCCCCGTTACTGTCGGCAAAGATGGGCGCAAGGAAGCCGAGCTTGCGAAGGGATAATTCAATCAGGTCCAACCGCTCGGCATCGGCACTGCGCGGATTGTACGCGCTGGGCTGAACCGCGTCTATGGATTCCAGCGTCACGTTGCTCATGCTCCCAGTCTCCGGCGTAGTTCCTTGACGACAGCTTCCTTGTCGAAGCCGACGTTCTGCTTCACGCTGTCGATCCACGTGAGGTAATCTTCCTGTGTCAGCTTGAAGCGATAAAGGCCGAGAGCAATCGTCACGTCGCCCTTGTCCAGTTCGTCATCGCCATCGTCGTCGCCCGGCGCGGTGTCATCACCCTGCAAGAGGCTGTCCAGGTCGGTTTCATCGAAACCGGTCAGGAGGGTGTCGAAGTCGGCCACACGTAATTCCTCGATAATGCCTTCGAGTGAATTCAGATCGAGACTGGCCAGTTCCGCCAGGCGGTTGTCTGCCACCAGCACGGCCATCTCGTCGTTGTCCGAAGCAAAGTCCTGGTAATCCACAGGCACCAGTTGGACACCAAGCTCGCGGGCCGCTTCCAATCGGCCATGCCCGGCCACGATGAAGCCGGAACGTTTCGAGACCGTGATGGGATGACGCCAGCCAAAGTAACGAACGTTCTTTGCCAGCAATTCAACCTGGCGTGCCGGGTGCGTATTGGGGTTACGCGGATTGGGCTTCAAATCCTCAACCGAAACCAGCTTGTCGAAGCTGCACCACACTTCGATCCCGTCTGCCAGTCCTTTCGCCTTGGGCATTGCCGCTTTGCTCATGCCTGCGGCAACGGTGTCAATTCTCATCGAACAACATAGCTTGAGAGGCAATGTGAGGGGACGTTTCAATCAGGACGGGGCATGGATGCCTCTGGAGACTGCAACTTAGTCTCCGGCTCGCTGACGGCCTGTGCGGAGCTATCTCCCAGGAACGGGAACGGTCGAACCAACCACGGGGCGAAGCAGTAGCCGTTCACTAGGCAGGCTTTGATGACGGTCGGGTTGATGTCCTGGGCGTAGAGCCGGTAAGAGTGATTACTGGCGTGAAGGATCATACGCCCGGTGCCGACGCAGGGATCGCAGACGGTTTTGAGGCGGTAATCGTCTCCCTCAGGAAACGTCATCTGGACCATCATTTCCACCACATGCTCGGGCGTGGGAAAGAACCCAGCCCCACGCCCGTAGCGGTTTTCGGCCATTAATTCCCCGAAAGTGTCGCAGGGCCAGGCGACCATGGCTTCGAGGCAAAACACCTGATAGAGTCGGCTGAATGCGCCGGGGGCAGGTTCAGGCGGCGGCTCTTTCTGGCGGCTGTCTCCGAAGCCGTAGAGCAGCCAGTTCAGATAGTAGTCGAACAGTCGCCAACTGTCCCATCCCTGCCATCCGCCGTAGCTGGAGACGCAGTCGAGGGACTTCTCGTGCATCTTGCGCGGCAGCGGTGCCATCGGCTCAAATTCGATACGGGGGATGGGATCCTCCAAGATGTGTCCGGCTTCCATCGTGCGCGTCCAGTGGTCCCACCGGCCCCAACAGCGGCTCTCCACTTCCAGGAGGATCGGCAGGAGCCAGCCGTGACCGGGGGGCGCGATCTCCAACTGGCGGTCCGGTTTTCTCGGCCAGTCAGAGGCGGTTTCGATCATCCGCCGCAGGACTTGCCGGAAATGGCTCCGACTGCCCTCGGCGGCGGGTGGGCATGGGGACGGTTCCCCGTCCTTTCATGCCTCCCGGCGTTCCCGCGCCCAGCCTTCGCGGGTGATGCGTCCGCGCAGGGTGTTCAGCGGCACGTTCATGATCGCCGCGACATCCTTGGGGCCGCGCCCTTCCATGTAGCAGGCTTTGATCGAGGTCCAGTCGTAGTCGCTGTGATTGCGTGTGGTCGCCCCGGACGGCGGCGGGTCATCGTGCGTGATCTCCAGTTCGCCCTGACTGCCGTTCCTGCCGAAGTCGCCGCTGACTATATTGTCAGCCTTCGGCTTTGGTTCGCTCGCCCGTTGCTGGGGTAGGCACGAAGTGCCGTAGGGGCTCTGCCCCTCAGTGTCCCGTGCGGACACGCACTCGGCGACGAGCTCGCGGATCAGCGTGACGGGGATCTCGGTGATGGCAAAAACAAGGCCGGTCAGGTTCGACCGACCAAGCTGTTCCTTCAAGTGCTTGAGGGCGGCTCCTCGCGTGCGTCCGAGGAAGCGGCCTTCATACAGGGTCTTGTCATTTTCTTCGCAGACGATCCAGTATAGTTTGTTCATGGTCTGATGTGGGTTGGTGGTTATGAGTCGTGAGGTTCAAAAGTCGTGGTCGATGTAGGGCAGGACAATTTCCAGCGCGTCCTCGTCCTCATGGAGATAGCGGACATAGTCCTCCGGCGTGTTGAGCGTGACGCCCTCGACTTCGGCGAAGAGGCGCACGGTTTCCATGATCGGTTCGGGGACTTGGGACAGGTCGATCTTCATAGCTTATGGCGTTCAGGGTGGTTCCATTTCAAAAGATGGCCGGAGGTTTCCGTCACCAGACCGGCCCGTTTGAGGGTGTCGAGAATCAGGTCGTAATCCCGTAATTCTATCTTTCCCATCAGACGGGCATAGAGTTCGCCCGAGGGAATTTCGCCCAACTCGCGAATGGTTTCCGCGATGGCGTGTATGGCGTCCAGCGCCGTCTGCATCTGCTGACGCATGGCTTCCCCTTCCGTGTTTGATTCTTCGTTATTCATTGGAGTCCATAGGTTTCCGATTCTATAAACACTCTGACAGGGTGACAAATCACGTCTAGGGTAATCGTAATCTTTCGGTCGTTCGCTCGGAACGACTTACCCACCGAGAGGACAGAAATCGGGCGGGAAACAGGTGGGAAATTTCCCACAGCGATTTCCCATCTGTTTTCCAACCACCCCTCAATGGCCATGCGGATTGGCGAGCGGTGAAGGGTTGTAATTTGTGGGAAATGAAAAAATCGAGGTGTCTCTCAAACGGACCGGTCTGCTGAGGGACCCTACTCTCCGTGGCCGCTGCTAAAAGATTCCTTATCGCCCCTCGGCCTCAGCGATGGCCTCGCGCAGTTCCTGCACGATATCGATGACCGGCTGAAGCTCGTCTATAACATCGCGCATGGTGTCAACGTCATCGAGGCTGACCACGCCCTTGCGCTTGAACTTTCCCCAGAGCACGACGATGCGCGTGACGAAGAAAGTCATGTTTTCCTTTTTCCGGTCCGTCTCCGGCACCGACATGTCTTCGGGCTTGGCCACGCGTCCGAGCAGGATGGACTTGGCCAGACGACGAGCGGACATCGGTTTGCCGTTTTGCTTGTCGCGTTCCTTCTGCGCGACCTTAAGCCACTTCTTCTTTTCCTCGTCTGTTTTCAAGGACGCGACCTTGCGGTGGTGCTCGAAACTCAAATTTAGTACGCGCATACTAAATTGGACTTTCAGCGCGACTCGGGCGTACATCGCCAGCGTGTTGTAATCGAGCCCCGTGATCGTCATCGCGTTCTCGTAAGTGTTGCCCCACTCTCCCCGACCGTTGCCGTAGTTGAGCCAGTCACCAATCAGGAAACCGATGGAACGACCGGCCTCGCCGAGCTTCGTCCCCAGTTCGGTCCACTCCTGCTGGTCGAGGTCACCCAGGAACTCGATACCAACAGGACTGAGCCGAAACGCTGGAGAATCAGTGGGCATTGCGAGAATGGCAGTTTCGGGCGCGTCGTTCATACACGCTGCGCGCTGTCAACTGGCGCATGGCACGCGTCGGAGGCAGGTCCAACGCGTTGGAAATCTCCACGCAGCGCTTGCTCACCGCCGCCCGACTGATGCCGTGACGCCGGGCGATCTCGGTCATCGAGTTGCCGTCGTAAATGATCCCGGTCGCCACCGCCAGGCAATCGGTCGTGAGCTGGATGTTGTCCTGCGAGATGAGCTCGGCAATGACCCGGCGCGCCACATCGATCAGGCTGTGCCCGGAATCGGAAGGCGGGGCCTCATCGCGGATCTCCACCGGGGCGGCCTGGTGCTCGATGAACTCTTCGCTGTCGCGCTTACCGGTGTGGTACACGGGCAGGTCCGGCCCCTCGATCCCAGCCTTGGCAAGCTGCCTGCGTTCCTTGGCCGAGAGCTTGGCCCAGGCCTCGGCGTACTCGCGGTCACGGTCGCGCTGACGCTCGGCGTAATCACCACGGCTCATCGCGCACCTCCGCTTTCGATTTTTTCCCGCTGTCAAAACCTCCCGCTGCTGTCACGGTGGGGTTAGGGGTTAGCCTGCCGTCAAAATCACCCCCAATACTCTCCCCCCTAGGGGGAGTATTGGGTTTTGACGGCGGCGGTGTCGAAATAGAGTCGGGTTTTGACGACGGGTTTTGACAGCAGCCCGATTTTGCCTGGTTGCGAGACTGACTTTCAGCCTTTTGATGTTCACGCCAGCGACGGCGAACGGTGGAAGTGGAGATGTCGTACTTCGCTGCCAGCACCGTTTCCCGTTCCCGGGTCAGTCGGGTCATGCGCTCAAACTCGACAATGGGCGTAAGGGCCTTGGGGCGGCCTCCAAGGGACGATTTGCCACCGACGGTATACCTCCCTGACGACTCTTCCTGCTGTGGCTCTGCGCACTGCTGCCAGCAGATACCGGTCTGGCCGTGACGAACGAAGATGGCTTCGGTCGCATTGCCCTGCGTGTCGGTCATCCCGGCCCGGCGACGGCGTTTGCACAACTCGAAGCGGAAGGTGGGCGGCTGGCCATCGGGCGTCTTCGCCCTCATGAGCACGGCTACTTCCCGCGCCCAGTTGGTCAGCGCCGATGAGCCCAGGCCGCTATAAGCGTAGTCCGAGCCGGTCCAATGACTGCGGGCCTTCGAGTCGGACGGCGGCTTGCCGGTATGGTGCATGAAGCACCAGATGATGCCGGTGCGCTCGGAGATGGGGTTGAGTTGCCGCCCGCAGAATTCGGAAATCACTTTCTGCTGGCTGGCGTCGTCTCCGATGTAGTTGAGCAAGGGGTCGCCCCACACGAGGTCGGGTTTGTGGCGCTGGATGAGCACGTCAGCGGCCTTGGCGAAGTCCGCGCCGCTGTGGATCGTATCGCGGTAGAAGATGATGTTCTCCTCCATCAGCGGGCGATGATCGTCTTTCAGGCCCATCCCGATGCGAACGCCCTGGTACATCTCCGCGAGGTCTCCAATATCGTTCTCGGCCTGTATGATGAGGCTCCTGAGCGGGCGCACGGGCCGGATGTTGAACACGGGCAGACCCAGCGCCCACATGACGGCGAGTTGCATGGAGAAGGACGATTTGCCGATACCAGACTGGCCGACAATGACGAGGCTCCCGCCCCGGCAGAGCCAGCGGTTGCCCAGCACGTTGTTAGGGTCGTTGCCGGTATCGTAGTCCCCGAGTTGGGACACCCGTAGGGGTTCGGCCAGGCCCAGGCCGTCGCCCTCACGTTCCCATGCCTCGAAGGACGCTGGACCGAGGTTGACGGCGAGCAAGCGCTGGACGGCATCCCCGCGACGCCCGCCGGGACAGCGGGAGAAGCGCGAGGGATTACGGTTCTGGCTGTCGATGACAAAGCCCTCGGGGAGTGACTGCCACAGGCGTTCACGCCGGACGTGGTATTCGTCGCGGGTCTTCGCGTCTACCCGCACCCAAGCATGAATACTGTGACCGCCCGAGTCGATCAGGGCGGCGATAGGGAGCCCACTGTCGCGCAGGATGCGCTCTTGTTCGGACTTCGGGATGCGGTCGCTCTCGATCAGGGTGTGCCGGAACGCCGTCACATCCTTGTCCGTGCCATTGGATTTTTGCGTGACGGGGTTGATGCGAATGTAGAGGCCGTGCCGGGTGGAGAACAGGCGTTCGATGCCGCCCTTGACCGCAGCCCGCTCCAGCCACTGGTCGCGGGTAAAGACGTTGATACCGCCGTGCTCGGGGATGGCGCGGGTCTCCCCATCGGGCAACGTGCCCGGCGCAAGCGAGAGAATGTCATCGGCCTTAAAGCACGCCTTGAGAAAGGACTCAAAGGGGTGCCTTTCGCTGTCAAAACCGTTTTGACGACGGGAAAAATCATAATGCTCGCCCGCCCGAAACGCCACTTTTCCGATAGTCGAGCGCAGGGCGAAATTGGCGGCAGCGATTTCTTCCTTACAACTGTCGTGGAAGCAGTGGATCGTCGGGGCGTAGCCATTGTCGGCGTCCAGATAGACCCGGCAGTCACGTTCCCGGCTCGGCGTGGTGTGCTTATGGGCACCGGGGCACTGGCAATAGCCGGAGTGTTCATCGGTCCAGTCTACCGGCCCCACCACGTCCTCGGCCACCTGCCGAAAATCGGATGGCACTTCGAGAACGCCTTTCGATGTGTAGCGAAAAGCCATTACATCGCCTTCCAGTTAAAGTGTTCGTCGAGGAAAACCTGCGCCTCCTCGAAGGTGGCCAGTTCCGGCTCGGGGTAGTTGAACTTCCGTAGCCAGTTCAGTTGCTTGGGGGTGGCCAATCCGTGCTCCCGGCGCATGAACAGCAGGTCGAGGATCTTCGAGGCGTGTCCCCGGCAGCTCACGCAGTCGGTGTCGAACCCGGCCTTGGCCAGCGTGATCAACTGACGGTCGCTGGGTGGCTTGCCCTCCCAGGGCAGTTCCGGCTCGTAATCGGCCAACTCCACCGCCTTGAGGCTGAGACAAAACTCGATGGCGTCGATAGTGCGGGCCTTCCGGCTAGCGGCCTTCACGAGGCGTTCCTCCAGATGCGACTGGCGCACTTCCTCTACATCTTCCTCGGCTTCCAGCAAATCGACTTCGCCGCCGCCGGAGAGGCGTTCGCTCAATTCGGTCGTCTCCGCTTCCGAACGGGCAATCAAACGGGCCGGACGGATGAGGGAATGATCGTCGGTCAGGAACAAGGGGTCCAGCAAGAGCAGGTTTTCCTTCCCCTCGGCAATGCGTGTGCCGCGCCCCACCATCTGCTGAAACAGGGACAGGCTTTTCGTGGGGCGCAGGATGAAGACGCAATCGGTCTGCGGATGGTCCCAGCCAGTCGTTAAAAGAGAGGCATTGGACACAAGGTCATACTCGCCCCGCTCGTAAGCCCGCAGGCCCTCACGGTCGTTGCCGTCCACATGGACGGCGCGGATGCCTTCCTCACGGCAAGCATCGGCAAAGGCCTTGCTGCTGGCAATCAGGGGCAGGAAGGCCACGGTGCGACGCCCATGAGCATGTTCGGCAATCAGCCGCGCCGCCTGACGCAGGTGCGGCTGGATCACATCGCCCAGGTCGCCCTCGTTGTAATCACCCGCCGTGGTGCGCACCTGCGACAAGTCCACCGGCAGTGGCACGCTTTTGATGACGATGCGCGAAAGCCAGCCTTCCTTGATGAGGCGGGCCAGCCCGATCTCGACGGAAATCTTTTCGTAGAAGCTGCCGAGTTGGCGGCGGTCGGAGCGGAACGGGGTGGCCGTCACCCCGAGCACTTTGGCAGAGTCGAAGTGCAGAAGCACCTGCGCCGCCATCGCCCCAAGCGTGTTGCGATGGGCTTCATCAACGATAACCAGGCCGAAGTAATCCCGTGGCCACTTGTCCAGCCTGCGGCAGATGCTCTGGGTGGTAGCGACCACCACCCGATCCCCGACAAGGGCTTTTGAGTCGGCCATTTCGATTCCGGCAAATTCCCCGGCGTACCCGAAATACTTCTCGGCGTTTTGGCGGACCAGCTCCTGCGCGTCGGCCAGAAACAGGCAGTTGCCCTTCCAGTCGCGCATCAGGTCCGAGGCGAGAATGGTCTTTCCCGCGCCGGTGGCGGCGACGCCAAGGATGTGGTCATGCTCCCGGAAATCGCGGCGCACCGCCGACAGGAACTCCTGCTGGTAGGGGCGAAGGTCAAAACGGGACATCGTCGTCAACCTCCGGTTGTGCCTGCGCGGTAGCGGGCGGGGTTGCCTTGAGGGTGGCAGTCGGCACACGGTCCGTGATCCACAGTTCCACCTTGTTGCTCTTTTTACCCTGGTACTCTTCGATGCGGAGCCGGGCATGGCCCTGACGCCCTTCGAGAGCGGCGGCGGCGAGTTCGACTTCCTCGCCCTCAACCACCCGATCGCCGATGGCTTTGCGGAAGGTGTCGATCTTCCAAAAGCTCGCTTCGGTGGCGACGAGGTAGTCGTAGAGGTGGACGCCATGCCCCTCGACCTCAAGCTTGAGCTTGATCATGTCGTCACCGGCTTTCGAGAGGGTCTCAGAAGCCTCGATCACAGTGACAAGATAATCGCCGTTGGGCACGAAGCGGGGCAGATTGTCTGCGTTTTGAGAGGTGTATTTCATGATTTTAAAGAAGGGTTGTTGTCGGTGTCGTGAGGCGGGGTCGCCGGTTCGCTTTCCTTGGCTCCCATTCGGGATGCACCGGAGCCGTGGGCTTCGAAGCGGGCCTGCATCAGCGCACTGGACTCACTGAGGTCAGGGTCGTAATCACGGAGGCGCTCGGCCCGCTGCTCATAGGCGTAAAAGTCTTCCTCCATCATGACGCCCCCCCGTCCGAAGCCTTCTTGCTGAGGAAACCGATGGCCCGGGCGGCCTGTTCCATGGTGAGATCGTCCCAGCTTTCCGCACCGGCCAGGACCTCGGCATCGAGCCACTGGAAGAGCTTCGCCATCTGTTCCTGCCCGTAGCCGAGTGTCTTCCAAAGGGCCTGGATGTTCTTGATCTGCTGGCCGGTGGCGGGCTTGCCAGTGTCAGCGGGCGTTGATTTCGCAGGTTCCTCAGATTTCGCAGGCAACGATGCGGGCGGCTGGGTGGCAGGTTGCTGACTCGTGGCCGGGAAGACATGAGCGATGGCCGCGAACTCCATCGGGAGCACATCGTCGAGGCCGTGGCGGTTCTTCGCGTCGAAGGCCGCGCAATGAGCGGTGTAGATCCGGCGTTCCTTCCCCCCGACCGCCTTTTTTCGGCCATCGGTTTCCGTCACCTTCGTGAAATAGTTCACGAACAAAAGCAGGTCGCACCATTCCTTGAGCAGCGGGGCGCATTGCTTGGAGAGCTTTAATTCGTAGCGGTCGTAGGCCCCGCCAGCATCGGGCTGCTCAAACTTGCGGATGGTGGAGTGCGCCACCATGACCAGGTGCATCCCCTGGCCACGGAGCCCTTCGAGCGACTGCAAGAAGCGCGAGAACTCCTCTGAGAGGTAAGTGTACCCCTTGCCATACCCGAAGTCCTCGATTCCGTCCTTGTGGGCTTTGCGGCAGATATGCTCGATGAGCAGGCGTTCCAGCCAGTCCACCGTGTCGATAACCAGTGTGTGGAAGCTGTGGGCGCTCTGCCCCAGTTGGGCGACGAGGGCCAGGATATCCTCCCAATTCTCGGGCTGGGCAAACCGGGTGACGTTCAGGTGGATGGTGCCGCCTTCGGTGTCGAGGAAGACCGGTTCAGGGAAGGCAGCGGCGAGCGTGCTCTTGCCGATGCCTTCGGGGCCGTAGATGACGACCCGCTGAGGTTTTTCGACCTTGCCGGAAATGAGCGGCAGGCCCGTTGCAGTATTCTTTGGCATAATGTTACTGGTTGTTAAAGTTCCGGTCGTATCCGGTGTTCTCGGGCGACAACTGGCCGCCCAGATACCGGGTGATGGTGTCAAGTGCCTCATCGAGGCCCCGGCACAGGACGGTGGCGTAACCGCGATGGCGCAGGCGCATCAGCCATTCGCGCTGTTCGGGTGTGGGGTGGCCCCGAGCCGTCTTCAGCTCGATGAACAGGCCGTGAAAGCCGCCCGCCGACAGCGGCAGGAAAATGTCCGGGACGCCCGCCTTGACGCCTTCGGCCTTCAGCATGGCCCCGGTGATGGCGTCACGGGCCCCGCCATTGGGGATGGCGAACATCAGTTTCAGGCCGGGATGCCGGGCGCTGGCGTACTTCGCCCACTTGAACAGAGCCACCTGGAGCCGGTGTTCCTCGTTGCGGCGGTTCACTTACGGCCCCCTTTCCGTTTTGAGCCGAGCCCCCGCATCCGGGGCGCGTCATTGTTCTCGAAATCCAGCACCTCCTTCAGCGTGAAGCGGTAGGGCCGAAAATCGCGCAGGGAGCGTAACTGCTTGTCACGCACCAGGCGGCGGACGGCCTCCGGGCACAGGCTCCAGCGCTCGGCCAGTTCCTCCACCATGAGGGTGCATTTGGTTGCCGGGGTGTGTTGGGAAGAGACAAGCTCGCTCAGGGTGGCCACCTGACGGCTCAGATGATCGAGCTTGGCCTCGATTCGGGTTTGTGTGTCGTTGCTCACGCCCCCTATGGAGGACATGTCCCTTGTCCTTCGGATTGTCCCTCGTCAAAACGCCCGCCAGCCCGCATCAACACAGGGATAGGACCGCCGAAAAAACTTTGAAAAAAGTAAAAAGGACAAGGTACCTTGTCCTTCCGTTGTCCTTCGGATGCCCCGGATTGGGGCACAAAAAAGCCCCTCCGCGCCTGCGGAAGGGCTTTTCTGGGGTCACAGCTCTATCAAACCGGCATAATCGAGAAATACCGCTCGGCTGCCTGCCGGTGGGCCACCCCCAGGTAATGCCGCCAGAGGATGTCCTGATTGCGGTGGCTGACCAGCAAGGCCGTCTTACCCGGGTCCTGGTAAAGGGCGACATGGTAGCTGACGAAGCTGTGGCGCAGGCAGTTTTTCGGAGGGAACTTCGCCGAGACGCCCTGTTTGCGGGCGGTGGCTCGGGAAACGAGGAGCCCTGCCCTCTCGTAGGCCTGTTCACGCGCTTTGGCGATCTGCCGGGGTGTCAGCCTAAAAGCCGCCTTCGGGGTGCGTTCCAGCCAGGTCCACAGGTTGTCGGGCAAGCCCTCAATGTAATGACGGCGGCGCTTCTTGGCCTTGTCGGCCGGGATCAGGATGCCCCGGTTGGCAAAGTCGATTTCCTCCCAGCGCACACGCTCAATGGCCGAGGAACGCATCCCCGCGAAGGCCCCGAGGGCCAAGAGACCGCAAATGGCCGGATCAACGCCCTCACTGGCCCGCAGGAGGCGTTCGGTCTCCTCCACCGTCAAGATACCCGGCTCCTCGCCGACAACAGCAGGCACCGCCACCGCATCCCCGGGGCTGCGGGCAATCCATTCCTGCCGATAAAACCACTTAAAGGCTGACGCCAGATAGCTGCGCTCGTGCCGGAGGGTGATCGGCTGGAACGGCAATTGCCCCAAATACCCGCTGATTTGCTCGGCGGTGATGGCGTCCAGTCCGTGACCACCGTACTGGGCGGCGAAACGGTAGAGGGACTTTTGTGCGTGAGCGATGTATTCCGACGTGCGTCCGGCCAACCGCAAGTGCTCCAGATAAGCGACAACGCCTTCATGGAGGGTACGCTGCCGAGGCCTCCCCTGCACCCGGACCCACAACTGGGCCATCTCCACCGGGTCCGCCAAGCCGGTCAACTCGTCAGCCTCCTGCCAGCGCCGAACCCGCGCCTTGTCGATCGAGAACACATCCGTACCGTGCTCAGCCAATTGCCGGGAAAACGTCCGGATGAAGCGGTCCCGCTCCCGCTCCGAGCCGAAAAAACGCGTTTTCATCCTGCCGTTGATCCACCAACGCGCCTCCCAAGGGCTCCGACGCCCCTCTCGGTAGTGTGCTTTGACCTGCATACAGAGAACAGGTCATGTCAAACAGGATGCGATATCGGATTACCTCCTTCTGTATTGGGGGCATTGACTTTGCGAAACAATTTGGTCAATAAATGATACACCTCACCTTCAGCCGTCTAACCGACAGATCAATACCATGGATCAAGACTATCTCAATCTTAACGTAAAACCCCACTTGATTGAAGATTTGGGTGTAAATCTGTACACAAGCCTATCCAAAGCCCTCGTAGAATTTGTAGCTAATTCACACGATGCAGACGCAACATATGCAAAGATCTACATGGACTCAAACCAAATCCTGGAAGGTCGAAAAGTTGCTCGGAAGAAGTGGGAACTCAAAAACGCGGAGTCAAAAAACGGGGATGTTAGAAACTCCTTAGAACGAGCAAGCTTGGACGAATCCATAAAGATAGTGATCGAAGATGATGGCCATGGCATGACACGACAAGAATTACAGGAAAAATTTCTAGAAATAGGCCGTAGGCGAAGGGGAAATGATTTGGCTCAGAGATCACCAGGCAAACGTGTTATTATGGGACGGAAGGGTCTTGGTAAGCTAGCCGGATTTGGGATTGCTCATAAGATGACCGTCGCATCTAAGTCAAAGAAGGACAATTGCGCGCGTGAGATAGTCCTTGACTATGAACAAATGCTATCAGCCGACTCAACTGGTGACATACGTATTCCGATACGCACTCTAGATAATCAAGAATGGGCAGGGGGGGATTCAGGAACAATCATCACCTTAAACAACTTAACATTTTCCGGGACTACTGGCGCTCAGAGTGCTGCCATCAATACTGTTGCTGAGTATTTCAGGATGGTTGATGTTAACGATTTCTCCATATGGAAGAAGGATAGAAATTCTGAAGATTTAGTCGAAGCAGGAAAGAGGGATTATGTCTATGGGTTTCCCGAACGAGATAATGAGAATGACGACTTTGAAGAAATGGTTTCCTTGGAAGTCGAGCTTGGTGACGAGAAAAAATATACGATCAAATACAGGATACGCTTTACTCCACCGAAAGGGCAACTCCGGGAAAACGAACGCGGCATAAGAATCTATGCCCATGGTAGATTAGCTGCCGCTCCGTCATTGTTTGAAGTAAAAAGCAGTGCCAATGGGTATCAATACACAAGCTACATGGACGGAGTTTGTATCGCCGACTTTATCGACGAACAGCCGATTGATTATATAGCAACCGACAGGCAAGGATTACGATGGGAAACTCAGTTTTTAAAGCCCCTCCATTCTGTATTACAAACACAAATTCTCAATGCATTGAACGAGTTTGCCAAGAGCCGTGACGAATCCGCCGCCAGAGAAGTCCGAAAGGATTTGTTCACAAAAGAAACGATAGATTCTGCGAATTTACCAAAGCATCGAGAAACTTTAGCCTACAAGATTGCTGTAATATTAGCTAAAGCGACTGGTGAAAGGACACAAGCTAAGTATTACAAGCAGGCCCTGCCATTGGTAGTTAAAGGCCTCGGAAAGGGGGACATTCTTGACACAATCTCAAGTTTGGCGGCACTCGAATTACCCGACCTATCTCCCGTGGTGAAGGAAATCACTGAGCTGACAAAACAAGAATTCGGGGATTTTCTTTCGTTTGCACAGGGGCGTATAGATGGGATTGTCGCCCTGAAAAAAATCTGCAAGGCTCAGGACTTCAAAAAGTCAAAGAAAGAAAAAGAGCTTCAAAAATTATTTGAGGATAATCCATGGCTAATTGATCCGACGTTTTTCCAGTTTATGTCAGCCGACCAACGTCAAGACTTGGTTAACCAAAAGTTGGCTCAGTCCCTGAAAATAGGCGATTACGTTGAAGCAGGATACGATCCGGATTCAGATGACGAAGTAAAAGACGGCGGCGAAAACCGGAGGCCCGATTTAGTGTTCCTTCTCAATAATGACTCATTAAAAAGAATAGTCATAGTTGAGTTAAAAGCTCCTAATGTAAGCTTAAATCACGACCATCTGATGCAACTTAAAGATTATATCAGAATGAGCAGAACCTGGCTAAAAGCTCACAAGTCAGAAAGTAGCTATAACGTAACTGGCATGCTAATTGGTTGCAGAAACCCCGAGTCCAAAGCACTTAAGATACAACGACTCCAACAGGAAGAAGAAGATCGCACGGACGGGGCCGACTGGGTGGTTTACGATATTTTTGACGTGTTGGAACGATCAGAAAATGCGCACCGAGAACTCGTCGACATATACAGCAAAGCCGAGAGTGCCGATGACTCTGAATAG